TTGTATTAGATATTCCATGAACGTATCATATTCATCTAAGAACAGTAAAGTCTTGCGTATTCTAGCTTGTTGTACATTAGAAAACTTACCCATACCTGCAGTATTTAAACAAGGCTCATGGCATTTAGCAACTGTAGCATACGGACATATGGTACGTTTACCATCAGCTAAATTATGTGGTGCAAGATATAGTATTCTACTAAAGTATTTATCTTGTATCTTGTTACTTTTATCAATCTTCATACTACCCTGTGATAGTAATTTATAACTTGGCATTCTACTCAATCTCCTCTAAGCGTTTAATTAATTCCAATCAGTCCAATAGTAAATATTACTATCTTCCTTATTTTCCCATTCGGTTTTACCCTCATTAAAAACTTCCTCGCCTAACATCTTGCGAGTGCATTCTTCTGAACAGGCATGTTCCCATTCGGCAACAACATAATAACCTTCAAAAATATCTATTGGTTCTTTACATTCGTAACAATGAGTAGGTAAATCTTTAAATTCTTCTGCATCGAAAGGTAGTTCACTCCAATTTGCCTGTCTTAAATTTTCCCTCAATTTATCTTCATGTTTTTGCTTCATTATCTAACCTCGATGCAATTTCAGGTATATCTGAATAAGATACATACTCCCATAAAATATCTTTAGCTTTTTCGTGATAAGTTTCTGTATTAAACTCCACAGTAAAATCTAAATCTTCAAGCCAAGATGTTATCTCGCTTTTAACTTGATTGATATCATCAAATTCAGAATCGTTTTGTTCTCTTTTAAGAGTTATGTTTATATTAAATGTTTTCATCTCTATCTCCTTAAATAAAAAAGTGTGTAGCTAGGTAGTGCATGGTGGTATAGTTCTTATTTACTTTCAACTCTAACCTACGTCGTCACCCTGTATAAAACAGTACAGACTTCAGGATTTTACAAAAGCTCACTCCCACTTAGCTACACGTGAAAGTTTTTAATTATAATAGAGAACTTACAAACTCAGTGTAGGTTTTTGAAAGAGAACCATAAAACTCTTAGTACTTTTCGAGTAGAGGTATATGTACTTACCTTTGTATTTAAAGTCTAATTAGACTAAGCTAAAGATTCTTCTGAAGAATCTAGTAATCACATTACCATTAGCAAAAGTATTGAAAGAATCCATAACTTCGAATGTATCTTGAACATCTAAGTTATTTGCAACTTCAAGAACTTGCATGCTCTTGTTAGCTTCATTGAGTTTAACAAACCTTCTGAACCATAACTCTCTAGCAGGATTGTCTTTTTGACTATAGATAGAAACTTTATCTTTGTGATAGCCCTCAAATGTAGCACCAGTAGATATCTCATTACGATTTTTAACAGCTCTGACTCTTAGGATATTTACTCCTAACTCAGTTCCTCTGTTCCAAATGTTTTGGATTGATATTGGTGCTGATGCTATTGGTGTGGAAGTAGCACTCCCCTTTACAGTATAAGTAGTTTTACTCATAGTTTATTACCTCCTCAGGTATTATTATTATTATTAAAAAGTATCTAAGAGATACCTCCGTTGCCGAAGCCCCTAAAGTATAACCGAAGCGACCCAAGCCTGTCAAGCCTATTCTATCTATTATTTTAAACAAAGTCTCTTGCTATCCATTTAGTTCCCAGTATATTATCATACTTGGGAGTTATAATTACATAGCGGTTACCCTTTCTAAACATAAACCATTTATCTTCTCGAATACTCATGGTGTTATCATATCTAAAACCTTTAGTACGATAGTGATTAAAAGCTAAGTCTTGTGTTCTAAAACTCATTAATCCTCCTCAAAATTAAGTTCATCATCCCTATTAGATTCTATCTCTTTGATTAGTGTTTTAACTAATTCCCAGTCTTGAATAATCTTTTCCACTATACCTCCTCAGGTTTTTTAAATTTTAATTGTTTTAAGTTCTCACCAAACAAACTTAACTTAAGAACTTCCTTCCCACTATCATCTATTACTATTATATCTTTAGTAACAAACCACTGCTTTCCATCAGCTCTAGCATGTTTATGTTCTTGAACAGTCACATTAGTTACTCGGTGTAAATTTATATCTACTGACATATTAAACCTCCTCAGGTTATTATATTTAAACAAACGTCTGGGTCGTTGCCCTGACCCTTTAAAGTTTAACCCGACCGGCATGAGCTTGTCAAGCCTATTCTATCTTTTATGTTAATAGTCTTTAACCTATTATACTTTAAAGGTACAGAAATAAGTATACAATGTGTAAAGGTACAGTAGGCAAAGGTACAAGTTTAATTCTTTTCCTCCCTCTACCCCTATTATATTTAAATAGTATAGTTATCCACAGGTTATATACAGGTTATATACAAGATATATACAGGTTATATACAGTTTATCTACAATATGCCCTCCACCCATCGCCGCCTATTTAACACTCCGATAACGAAGTATATAAAATTAATATTCAATATGGTATGGTCTCCTGTAAAGAAAAGACTTGTCGAAGACAAGCCTACTTAGTACCCCAAGAACAAAAAAAGGAGCAGGTGATAAGACCTACTCCCTTTTAAATCTACAAACTAGCCGGACATATTATCAAGATATGTAGATATTTTATCTTGATAGAGTTTAGGAAGCTTCTTTTTATTGAACATGTCAGAAGCTTTCTCAAATGAAAGTTTTCCCTCTTTGGCATCAGCAAGCAAACAAGCTCTGATTCTAGAGTAGGACTCTCCCCACGCTTTCCCTTTTAGACCATATGAGAACTTCTTTGCAAGTCCTACACATTGGTTATAGGTTGCCTGACCTTTAAGTGTTTCAGGCTTCACTTTTTTCATATCGAATGTAGTATCCATATTATACCTCCTTAGGTTTATTGGATATTATTGTTAAGCAATCTAAGATAATGCTCGATTGCAGTGTAATCAGATGCCTTATCACATCTGACTTTTACAACAAAGATGTCTTGAGTGGATTGGTATCCAATGAAGCACTTTGCCATAAAACTGTTTTGAAACTGATGAGTTTCTTGATTTTGAAAGGTTATTAGTATCATAATATTCTCCTTGTATTACATACATTAAACATGAAAATCTTTTAGATTACAAGAGCAGTGTTTAGAACCTGTTAAGCTTTAGCTGTTACAGGGTCTTGACTCTTGTGAGCTATAAAGTTTTCATGTAGTATGTAATTAAAACTACAAGGAGATATTCATGATTACTTATGACGTTTTAAAGTCTTAGAAACACACCAGTTTCAGGACGGGAGTATGGCTTAGTGCTTCAAGGATAGCAAGCTGCTCAAGTCTTCTAAGTGTAAAAGACAGTGGGATATATAAGAAGATTACACAAGAACGGGCACTATCTAGCTTGCTCTTACGATGATAGACTATATCGACCTAAGGATACTTATAATATGGATACGGAATGAGTTATGAAGTACTACAAAAACTATCTAACCCTTTGAAGTTTATGAAGTTCTTAGTTTAAACATAATAATATTAGTGCTTACAAACTTAGTAAACTTTGTAAACTAGATAGTTTTTGGATTGAAGCCTGAAGTAAAAGGTCTGGTAAGCTCGATAAGCACTGTGGAACTTGCAAAGATTATCATATGGTAGCTAGATGAGGGGAGAGCCAACTTAATGTACTCAGAGCTTACTATGTTTGCTTGCTGATGAGGACTATGTAAACTTTTAAAGCTGATAGAATGTTCAACACAGTAATAGGTTTCCTAAAGTCTCTCTATCTAACACTCAGTAGTCTTGAAGTTTATCTAGTCCTGCTAGTTTGTGATAAAGGATTAGTAGTAGGTCTTAAGCCTGCTCAAACGTCAGGTTCTTTAGGGGTACGCAGGAGACCATACCACCCTCCGTATATATCTATGGCATGGTTAAATGTTTTATGGGGTTTAGGGTGTCAACCAGTTAGGTCGGGCTTAATAGACTATTAGTGGAGGGTGTATCCTATAGGTACTAACTTGCCTACCGGACAAGCCTCATTCTACAGTCCAGAGAGCTTTTTGTCAAGTCCTTCTTGACTTTTTTCTATATAACCTTATACTGGTTTACATGAACAGTATAATACCTACCACTCAACAAGCTAGACAGCTTACAGAAAAACAACAACTATTCTTAGATAATCTTATAGAAACAGAAGGTAATGCTAAAGCAGCAGCCGAATTAGCAGGTTACTCTGGTGGACACTATCAAGTCTTAAAGTCTTTAAAGAATGAAGTGTTAGAACTAACTAAGGATGTACTAGCTCATAATGCTCCTAAAGCAGCTTTTAAGCTTTTAGAGATTATGGATTCAGATAAACCAATACCTCAGGCTAGTAACAAACTAGTAGCTGCACAGTCCTTATTAGATCGTGTGGGAGTTTCTAAGTCTGAGAAGTTAGACATTAATATGCAAGCATCTAGTGGTATCTTTATATTACCAGACAAAGCTCCTATAGATGCTGAAGCAGAGGATATATATTATGAAGAAGAAGACCTTGACTATGAAACAGAAACTGGATTCCAACAATATGATGTTGGAAAAACTAATGATGAAGAGGAAGAGTAATGGCAGCAAAGAAAAAGAAATCGACAGTAAATAAAGCAGGTAACTATACGCAGCCTACTATGCGTAAAAGACTATTTAATAAGATTAAAGCAGGAACTAAAGGGGGTAAGGCAGGACAATGGTCTGCTAGGAAAGCTCAGATGCTTGCTAAAGAATACAAAGCTAAGGGTGGAGGTTATAAGTAATGGCACTCAAGAAGTCTCAGAAGTCTTTAAAGCGGTGGACAGATCAGAAGTGGAGAACCCCTAGTGGTAAGAAGTCTTCGGAAACTGGAGAGGTTTATGCCCCTGCAGCTACGATAAAGAAACTTAAGTCTACTCCCAAAGGTAAAAGTAAATTAGCAGCAGCTAATAAAAAGAAACGTGCAGCAACTGCAAAAGGAAAACAACACGCTAAACATGGTTTACATAAAGGAAAGAAACGATGAGAGAAGACTATAAAAAAGGTGGGTCGGCGAAAAAGAAAGATTCTAGATTAACTAGAGCAGGGGTAAGTGGGTTTAATAAACCTAAGCGTACTCCTAAACATCCTAAGAAGTCACACGTAGTTGTGGCTAAAGAAGGAGATAAGATTAAGACTATTCGCTTTGGAGAACAAGGAGCTAGTACTGCAGGCAAACCTAAAGCAGGAGAGTCTGCTCGAATGAAAGCAAAGCGTAAGTCTTTTAAAGCAAGACACGGTAAGAACATATCAAAAGGAAAGATGTCAGCAGCTTACTGGGCTGATAAAGTTAAATGGTAATTAAAGATGCAACTCCTGAAGAGAGTAAAGACTGGCAAGAGAATGAATTAAGTTGGTGGGCAGGGTTACAATTAAACATTGTAGCAGTTATGTCCGTTATTCAAGTTGTAATGTTAGGACTAATGATGTTACTGATGTATATAAATTCAAGGATATTTTAATGAGTAATCAAATAGGAAGTAATGAGAAACCTGTACTTATGACTAATAAGAAGAATGGTGGACGTATGGGTAAGGGTTCTAGATCAAGACCTTTAACTGTATCTAAAGAAGAGTTTGATAACAACTGGGATAAGATATTTAATAAGTAATGGCATANTCACAAAAAGTACTNGACAGGTTTGANAGTGTTTTAAAAAACCCAGAAGCTCATGCGGTTGGAAGGTTTGATCCACAAGACCCTAACGTAGCTACAGGAATGACAGGAGCACCNGCTTGTGGNGACGTTATGCGTTTGCAATTGAAACTCGANGGGGACTTAATAGAAGACGTTAAGTTTAAAACTTATGGATGTGGGAGTGCTATAGCATCCTCTACTTTGTTTGTAGATATGCTTAAGGGTAAGACAATAGAAGAAGCAAAGCTAATTAAAGATAAAGACATAGCAGAAGCTTTAGAACTTCCTGCAATTAAACTACACTGTTCTGTTCTTGCAGAAGATAGTATTGCAAAAGCTATAGAAGATTGGGAAACAAAGACAGCATACAGGAGACATAACCAGTAATGAAAGACGGATACATTAAAAGAAAAACATCAACTATTCCTTTTGGATATGAAGTTGATATAGAAATCGATGGTTATCTTAAACCAATTGATGAACAGATACATGCATTAGATGTAGTATCACGAATGGTAAGCAATGAAGAGATTAGTTTAGCTGTAGCAGTAGACTGGCTAGAAGCAAGTACTAATCGTAAACTTTCCCGAATGGGTTTAAAAAAACATATAGATAAGAAGTATGACAGACAAAGACAAGAAGAATCAGACAGAAATAAATTCAACTCAATACTTGACAGATTCTGAAGGTAACCTTATACTTAAGAAAGACGGAACACCTCGAAAGAAGGGAGGAAGACCTAAAGGGTCTAAATCTAATTATGCTTATTCTTCTGCAGTTCAGAAGAAACAAGCAGCTCGTAGATCATTAACTTCAAAGAGGAAGACAGTTGAAAAACTCGAAAAAAAATTACGGTCCAAAAAACAAACACTCAGACAACAGGAAACAACAATCCGAAAGTTTGAGAACGCATCGGATGAACGGACAGTATCAAAAGAGGGGAAGGTAGTAACGGAATCAGATGTTACTACATTAGCTAACTCGGTACAAGCTCATTTAGATGCAACGAATTCATTCGTAGCTTTTATGCCGAATGACGGACCACAAACAGACTTCTTAGCTGCAGACGAAAAGGATGTCCTTTACGGAGGAGCAGCAGGAGGTGGTAAAAGTTTTGCTATGTTGATAGACCCTTTAAGGAACTGTCACGTAAAAGGACATAGAGCTTTAATACTTAGAAGGTCTATGCCGGAGTTAAGAGAACTGATAGATAAGAGTAGAGAATTATATCCAACAGCTTTTCCCGGTGCTAAGTTTAGAGAAGTAGAAAAGATTTGGAACTTTCCAAGTGGAGCTAAAATAGAATTTGGTTTCTTGGAAAAAGATGCAGACGTATATAGGTATCAAGGGCAAGCATACAGTTGGATAGGTTTTGATGAGATAACTCATTTACCAACTGAGTTCGGGTGGAACTATTTAGCTTCACGTTTAAGAACAACAGACCCTAGTATTAAAACCTACTTACGTTGTACTGCAAACCCCGGTGGTGTTGGAGCACATTGGGTAAAGAAAAGATATTTACAATCAGAAGAACCTAACAAATCGTTTGTAGGTTCAGATGGTTTAACAAGAAAATTTATTCCGGCTAAGTTAATGGATAATCCATACTTAGCAAAAGATGGTGAGTATGAACGCATGCTCCTTTCACTACCTCCGATCCAAAGAAAGCAATTATTAGAAGGAAACTGGGAAGTAAATGAAGGAGCTGCATTTGTTGAATTTGATCCATCTGTACACGTAGTACCACCATTTGACATACCCTTACATTGGGAAAGAGTCAAGGGGATCGACTACGGTTATGCTTCGGAAAGCTGTTGTCTCTGGGCTGCTGTTGATCCACAAGATAAGACCCTAATTATATATAGAGAACTTTATCAAAAAGGTCTTACAGGTGAAGCACTTGGAGCACAGATTACCGAACGAGAAAGAGGAGAGTATCGTTCTATTGCAGGAGTATTAGATACTGCTGCATGGGCTAGGACAGGTTATACTGGTCCTACCATTGGTGAAGTCTTGATTAAAGCAGGACATAAACTAAGACGAGCAGATAAAAATAGAATAGCAGGAAAAGTGCAAATACACGAATATTTAAAACAAGCTAACGCAGAAAGCAGACCACGCTTGCAAATATTTAATACTTGTCCTGACTTAATAAAAGAATTACAAAGTATACCTTTGTCAAAAAGTAATCCTGAAGATGTAGATACACATGCACAGGACCATGCTTATGATGCATTAAGGTATTTAATAATGAGTAGACCTAGAATGTCAGACCCGATTTCAGATATGATACGTTTAAAACAACGTACGTTTGAAGCTTCTGATTCTACTTTTGGATATTAATATGGAAGAAAATACATTTCTAAATGCAGATAACCTTTACGTAGATGTAGAAGGTGAAGATGGAAAAAGTCTACAACTTGAAGAAGGTCAAAGTAGAAACCTAGTAGGTATTATCAAAAGTCGTTTTGCAGAAGCTGAACGAGCTAGGCAAGGTGATGAAGATAGATGGCTTTCATCTTATCAGAACTTTAGAGGTTTATACGGTAAACGTGTTCGCTTTAGAGAATCTGAAAAGTCAAGAGTCTTTATTAAAGTTACTAAAACTAAAACAGTAGCTGCTTACGGTCAGTTAATTGATGTACTCTTTGGTACAGGATCATTTCCTATTTCCGTAAAAGAAACAAGACTTCCCGAAGGTATTGCTAAAGAAGCTCACATAGAATTAAATCAAGCTCCTGTCAATATTGAAGGACCTCAGATTGAAAGTGGGATTGATGTTTCACAAGTTGAAACACTTACTAATCCTTTTGATGTAGGTTTTGAAGGTGACGGTAATGTTTTAAAACCGGGAGCTACGTTAGTAAGTGGTGAAGATTTCTTATCTTCATTGACAGATAATTATACAGGACAAGATGGAGAAGTAGTGTTAACAGCAGGTCCTTCTGCTATGCCTGTACCTAGTATAAATCCTGCTCAACTAGCTGCTAGGAATATGGAAAAATTAATCCATGATCAACTAGAAGAATCTAATGGTGTATCTGAATTACGTAATGCATTGTTTGAATCAGCTATGTTAGGTACTGGAATTTTAAAAGGACCATTTAGTTATAACAAAACATTACATCGTTGGGCAAATGGAGAAGAAGGTAGAACCTATGCTCCAACACATGTTAGAGTACCTAGAGTAGAGTTTGTTAGTTGTTGGGATTTTTATCCTGACCCTAATGCTACTACTATGGAAGAGTGTGATTACATTGTTCATAGACATAAGTTTAATAGAAGTCAAGTTCGTAACTTAAGACACATGCCTTACTTTGATAAGGATGCTATTAGAAACTGTTTACAGATGGGTCCGAACTATGAAGCTCGTGACTTTGAAGATCAGATCACTGCAGACGAAGATAGAAGTGAAACAGACTATTCAGATAGATATGAAATCTTAGAATACTGGGGAGTCATGGATGCAGACTATGCTCGTGAAGTTGGTATTGATTTACCTGACACAGTAGATGATTTAGATGAAGTACAGATTAATGCATGGACATGTGGTGCGTACTTATTAAGAGCTGTTGTAAATCCGTTTACTCCTCCAACATTACCTTATCATGCATTCCCTTACGAAAAGAATCCATATAGTTTCTTTGGTATTGGAGTTCCTGAAAACATGTTGGACTCTCAACAGATAATGAATGGACATGCTAGAATGGCTATTGATAACTTAGCCCTATCAGGTTCATTAGTATTTGATGTAGATGAGTCTGCCTTAGTAGGTGGACAGTCTATGGATATATATCCCGGAAAGATATTTAGAAGACAAGCAGGAATGCCGGGACAGTCTATACATGGAATTAAGTTTCCAAATACAGCACAAGAAAATATGATGATGTTTGACAAGTTTAGACAACTTGCAGACGAACAAACTGGAATACCTAGTTACTCACATGGGCAGACAGGAGTACAAAGTATGACTAGAACTGCATCAGGTATGTCAATGTTACTCGGTGCATCAAGTTTAAATATTAAAACAGTTATTAAAAACATTGACGATTTTTTGCTTAAACCTTTAGGAGAAGCTTTCTTCCATTGGAATATGCAATTTATAGAAGAAGATTTAGATATCGTTGGTGATCTAGAAATACAAGCAATGGGTACAGCAAGTCTCATGCAAAAAGAAGTTAGATCACAAAGACTTACGATGTTCTTGCAAACTGCACAGAATCCTGCAGTTGCACCATTTGTTAAGATGTCTAAGTTAATTAGTGAACTAGCTTTCAGTCTCGACCTAGACCCAGAAGAAATTCTGAACAGTCCGGAAGAAGCTGCAATAGCTGCCCAAATAATAGGAATGCAAAATGCTCAGCAAACAACAGGCGAAGAAACTACTCCCACTGGTCAACCACCCTCAGGCATGGGAAGTCCTTCAGGACCACCTCAATCACCAGAGGAACTTGATCGTACAGGGTCTGGTGGTGGCAACATCGGAACAGGAATTGTTCCTCAACCGGGGGAAGTGGGCTTTAGTGGAAACATTGAGTAAACTTAAAGAAGAAGTAAAAGTAACACTAGATAGAAAGGAAGACTAATGGCAAACTTAAAAGGTAAACAAAAGAAACTAGATGCTAATAAAGATGGTAAGATTAGTAGTGAAGACTTTAAACTTCTTCAAGATTTAGAAAAACGTAATCCTAAATTTTTAGGTGGTATAGCAAAAGCAATAAGAGAAAAGTTTGGAAAAACTAAACCTCATGGAAGTTCAGAAAATGCAATGGCATTTTTAAGTCCTTTACCTAGTTATCCTAATCAAGTAGATGTCGATAGACAAATGTTTGCTTTAGGTGGATTTTTAAGTAAGTTTGCTAGAAAAGCATCAGAACAAATTAAAGAAGGAGTAGTTCTACCAAAAAGTGATTCAGTTAAACAACTTAAAGAATTAGGATTTTCAGATGCAAGAATAAAAGAAATATTTGATGACTATGAAACAATGGCAGGAGTAGAAGATTTTAATTCTTCAATAGACGAATTTATTAGAATAACACGAGGTAATGTGCCTCAGAATATAAACTTAGGACTTGTTCGTACAAACTTACAAAAACAAGGTTTAAGTGATGAAACTATTGATCAATTTTTCACAGATGTAACAGAACGTATGGGAACAAAAGAAGCAAATATGCAAGCTTCTCAACTAATGCTTAAAATAGCTGATATGGAAGAACCACCTACAGCTCCTATCGTTCGTGATAGAATAGAAAAAGCAGAAGGTGGAGCAATGGACGACCAGATGAATGCACTTGCAATATCTGTATCACCGGCTAAAGTTGAAGAACAACCTATGCCAATGGAACAAGAACAAACAATGCTTCCTGACGAAGAGATGGAAGAAGATTATGTAGACTATGTTATAGAAGAAACATTAGCTACAGAAGACAAACAATATTTAAATGCAGCTCTTGAGAAAGACGATAGACTAAGCGAATTATTCGATCAAGTAGTCGAGAGTGCAACAGAATTTACAGGTTCTGGAACTGTAGAAGGTCCGGGAACAAGTAAATCCGATTCGATACCTGCAAGGCTATCGGACGGAGAATTTGTTTTTACTACAAAAGCAACTGCAGAAATCGGAGAAGACACTTTAATGTCTATGATGAAAGAAGCAGAAGCTGCTGCAGATGAAAGACAGATGGCTTATGAAGGTGGAATGATAAGAGAAGAGAAAGAAGTTATGGTTGCTCCCCAAGAACCACAACAACAAAACATTAATGTAACTAAGACTACGCTTGATAATCAAGTAGGTCTACTTCGTCAAGAAGAAGACTTAGTTGGTAAAGCAGTTAAAGAAAACATGATGCTCGACCCTTATCAAAGACACGTCAGAAGCTAAATAACAATAAGCTACTCACTTTATAGTGACCCTTATTAATTTAATAACCTTTAGCTACCTTGTAAGACAAGCCCCTAATAAAAAAGACGTTTTTATGATAGGCTACCTTGTAAATAGCACAAGCCCTAAGGAGAACCCAAAATGACAGAAGTTGAACAAATACAGGAGGAAACTGTAGAAGCAACCCCAAATCCGTACAATCAAAATAAATCATGGCACACTGATGAAGTAATGCCTAAACATGGAGATACTGCGGAAGGATTATTTTTTGAACGTCCACAAGTAAGTTCGGAAGAAGGAGAAGAACCTGTAAACACAGAAGCTGCTCCAACTAAACAACAAACTCATAAACGTGCAGATTATAAAAAAAGATACGATGACTTAAAAAAACATTATGATAATAGCTTAACTAATTTTAGAACTAGAGAGCAAGAGTTACTACAACAAGTTACGGAAACGCAACCTGATTATATAGCTCCTAAAACTCCCGAAGAACTAGAACAATTTAAGTCTCAATATCCTGATGTTTACGAAGTAGTTGAATCTGTAGCCCACTTGCAAAGCGAAGAGAAACTTGCAACCCTGCAAGGTAGATTAGATGCAATGCAAGATCGTGAATCAGAAATATTAAAAAGAGAAGCAGAGAAAGATTTGTTAACTAAACATCCTGACTTTGACGAACTTAGAGGTAGTAATGAATTCCACGATTGGGCAGAGAGTCAACCGGAAGAGATCAAAGATTGGATTTATAATAATCCAAACAATGCAACTCTTGCTAGTAAAGCTATTGATCTTTTTAAAGCTGAAAACGGATTACTTTTAGAAAAATCAACTCCTCCCAAATCTAGGAAGGATGCAGCAGATTTAGTGTCTACTAAGACTACTCAACCTGCAGATGTTACCCAACCAAAAATTTGGACACAAAAAGAAATTGCTGCCTTATCTATGGACGAATACGATAGAATGGAAACTGAAATCGACAAAGCCCTAGAAGAAGGTAGAATTATTGGATAACCAAAAATATAATATTCAAGGAGAATAATTATGGCATTTAATCAATCTGATGCTCTATTTGAGCAATCAACCGATACAAATGGTAACTTTGGTAATTCCGTAAGTGGTCAAAATAACTCCTTTTTCCTACCTAAAGTCTATTCTAAAAAGGTTTTAAACTTTTTCAGAAAAGCTTCGGTAGCNGAAGCAATCACTAACACTGATTACTCAGGAGAAATTTCTGCTTTCGGAGATACNGTAAGAATCATTAAAGAACCGACAATCACCGTCTATCAATATGAAAGAGGTGCTGACGTAACTAAAACAGCATTAACAGACCAAGAATTAACTATGGTCGTTGATGTGGCTAACGCTTTTAAATTCATCGTTGATGATATTGAAACTTCAATGTCTCACGTGAACTTTAAAGAAGTAGCTAGTTCATCTGCTGCATACGCATTGAAAGATGCATTTGATGCAGGTGTTATTGCTGAAATGTTTGCCGGTATATCTACTTCATCACCTGATCACTTGATCGGTTCAGACAGTGCTACTGCTGATGCTACTTTAGCTCACGCAAGTAACTCTGTTGACCTATTAGGTTCTGACGGAACTGGTGTAGATGCTCTAGACCTTATGGCTAGACTCGCTAGAAAACTAGATGATCAAAACATCCCTGAAGAAGGAAGATGGTTCTTAGCACCACCTTCGTTCTATGAGCAACTAGCTCAATCAGGATCGAAACTATTATCTGTTGACTTCAACGCAGGTCAAGGATCATTGAGAAATGGTTTAGTTTCTAGTGGTAAATTACGTGGATTTGATATGTACAAGTCTAACAATGTCGCAGCAACAACTAATGCTACCGGCAAAGTTATGGCAGGTCACATCTCATCTACAGCAACTGCCCAAGCTATAACATCAACAGAAGTCATTCGTGACCCTGATTCATTTGGTGATATAGTAAGAGGTCTTCACGTTTATGGTGCACAAGTACTTAGACCTGAAGCTCTTGCAGGTGCTTTCTATGTAATAGACTAAGCAACCCCGTAAGTGGGGAAGGAATCATGTGTTCGCTTCCCCCTTACACTTTTTAATTAGGAGATA